CATCCGTCACCGTCTGGATGTGCGCAATCCCGTTCGGCCCTGACAACGCAACACTACCAACGCCCGCCGCGCTCACCACCAGGTCAGAACCCACCGCCGCCACCGATCCAACCGCGCCCAACAACAGCGCCGGCGCCGGCGCGTTCAACACTAGGCCGCCTGCGTTCGTTGTCGCAACGATCAGCCCGCCAGAATAGAAATCAACGGTTCCATCCGCGCCCTTCACAACGACGCCCTTGCGAACGCCGGACGCCGTCACAACGTCAATCGTGAGGTTTTCACCAGTCACGGTCGCAGATACGAACGTCGATCCAACCGCATGCAGGAACGCCGCCAACGCCGCACCCGCCTGACCGCGCAGCGTGATCGCCGTCGCCACGCCCGCCGCCACCGTATCGAGAACGTCGATTCCCTGCGCCTTCGATCGCAACACCGGCCCCAACGGTTTGTTCGTACTGCCGTTGTAGACCACCGTCTCAGTTCCCGAACCCTGCACGTTGCCCTGCAACGCACTCTTGATTCCCCGCAAGTGATCATCGCCTTCCGAGACCGGATCCGTCGGCGTAGGCCAGGACGGATTCAGGTCGCCAATGTTCGAATATTGCGATTCAACCGCCATGCTATGCCCCCATCGTCGGCGTATCGCCGAGGTTCGCGTTCTGCCCCTGGATGTTCAATTCCTCAACCTCGGTTCCGAAGACGCCCGCATACGCCTGCGCCGCGTTCGCATCCTGCGCCCATACCGCGCCCTCCATCAGCACCGCATACAAGTACAACATCGGCTGCGCCGTCAGCACCGCGTTCGTTTGGTTGTCCGTCACCAGCTCTGCCGGCGCCTGCCAATACTCCAGGTTCAACGGCACCGCCGCGAACGGTCGCAACTCCATCTCGAAACCGCGAATCCGGTACGCGACCGCGAACCCACCACCAGACAACGGCAACGTGTTAAACGCCGCATCCATCGCCCGCAGCCGGAACGTCGAATTGTTCTGCGAACTCTCAACCGATCGCATCGCCCGATAATCCAAAGGCAACGCTACCGGGTTCGCCGTCGGCGTGACCGCGAGCGCAACCAGGTTGTCTTGCCCCCGCAACGAACGCCCGATTCGCACGTTCGCAAATCTCACCCACTGATCAAATTCAATCGAACTGAAATCCGATCGCTTCAAGTAGCCAACCACCATCGTTCGCAGCTCGCCCTTGTTCAATATCGCCTCCGCAGGTTCTGCGTCCGAAACATCTTTCCCATATCGGAATTAGCGAACGCCCGCCATGCGCGTGATCGCGTTCGCCCATCCGGCGCCGTGAAATCTGGATACAAAAGCTCCAACAACGAAACGATCCGTTCGGGAACGGCCAGCATCATCTCGCCCCACTCCAATTCCCGAACGCCGTCAGATCGCACCTGATCCAACGTCGCCATCACTCCGTATTCCTGCGCAATCGCCGCCCTCAGCAATTGCTCTGCCTTCGTATCGTCCGACAATTTCACGGCGCCACCCCTTACTGAACGACAGCCGTCAGCGGATTGATGTCGTTGATCGCCGCATGCGCGTCTTCCGCCAGCACCTTCAACGAATAATCGACCGAAATCAGCCGCGCATCAGCAAGCCCCGTCTTCGCCAGATCCTGCGTCCGGTAGCCTTGCAGGAACGTCTGCATGACGTAGGACGGATCGTAAACGAACACCGTGGCAACCTGCGCCACCGTCCCGCCGATCGACGCATACGTCGTTTGCATGCGGTTGGCACGCATCGACAACGTGACATCGAAGTCAGTGATGAAGACGTTCACGGTTCCCATCGCGCGCGCCGCGTTGTCGGATCCGCTCGTCTCACGCTGCAACGTCGCAACCCTTGCCGACGCCGTGAACATATATTCCGACAACCCGCGAATCACCGCCGGAACCGACATCAACACCGACGGATCGCCACCCGCTTCCCAAGCCGCCTGCGCCGCATTGCGAACCAACGTTTCCGTTAGGCCGCGTTGCTGACCCGGCGTAAACGCCGTCACGATACCGGTTGACGTGCTATATCCGCCCGCCGCCCATGCCGTCCCGCCGGTTGCGTTCGTCTTCAACCATGCCGCGAACCCGCCCAACCGTCCCGGCGTGGTGTTGCCGTCGTCCGCGTTGGACGTTTGATTCAGAATCATGATCGCCTCAACGTCGCGCCGCAGCCGTTGCTGCCCTTTCATCAACTGATAGGCGAGCGAATTTTCCTGCCCGATCGCGTTGACGTTCTGCGCCCTGGTGGACACCCGGAAGACCTTCACGGATTCCTGACAGTAATTATTGACGCGCGCGCCCGTCGTACTGTCATTGCCCGTCTGGTCCGAACCGTCAACCACCGCGTTCGTTCGGTTCGGTTGACCCAACGTATCCGTAAGCCAACTCATCAACGGATTTTCGCAGGTATCCGAACGAATCGAGTCCGTGAACACCAGCGGAATCGCCGAGATGTCCCAAATCCGATCCATCACGTCTTCGTGGATCCATCCGCCCCTCGCCACCGCCGCCAGATCAGCCGCGTCCAAATTTGCCGTTGTCATCTCATTTGCCCTTAAGTAGTGATTCGATTGCTCCAACCTTGTCCGCCCTACTGCCCGAACGCGCCGCCCCTCGGATTCTCTCCGCTTCGACCGCCGCCCTTGCCTTCGGGTTAGCCTTGAATCCCTTACTAAGGGAACCGGCGGATTTCATCCGCCCCAACAGCTCAACCATCCGCGACTCTCGCCGCGCCTGTTGACGGAAATACGCCAACAGCCTCGCATCCTGAACCCCGTTCAAATCCTGCTCAGTCCAACCCGCCGCCTTGACGTGTTTGACGATCATGTCTCGATCGCGTGTGAACGCGCCCTCATCCGACCATTCCGGCACCAGCTCGCCCAGCAACCGGCCCTGTTCCTTCGTATACGCTTCGCCGGCGTCGCGCGCCGCCTTCACCATCGCCGGCGACAACGCTTCGCGCGGCAACATCGCAACCAACGCCTGTAGGTCACTTCGATCCTTCGTTGTTTGCTTCCGGTGCGCCGTCACTTCTTCATCGAACCGCAGCCGATCAACCGTCAGATCCGCCGCGCCCTTCGCAATGTCCTTCAGCTCGCCCAGCGTCAACGGTTCAGCGTCGCCGCCCATCGGCACCTTGACGGCGTACAAGTCCGCCGGATCCACGCCCAGCTTTTCAGCCAACGCCTTCAACGATCCGTCGTTTACTCCGTCGCCGCGCGGATCTCCATGGTCGCCGCCATCGCCGTCACCGGCGCCGGCGTCTTCATTCAGTCCCAACAGCTCCTCGATCTCGCCCAGAGCGTCCGTGTTCGGTTCCGGAACCGGCGAACGATCCAACAGATCCGGGACTTTTGGCTCAACCGACGGCGGCGGTGCCACTTCCGTCACCGGCGCCGCGCTCCTGCGCGAATCCCGCCGAGGTTGGGCGCCAACGGGTTGATTACTTTCACGCAGCAACGCGGAAATTCCCGGCAAATCAACCGATGCCATTGTTTGCAGCCTCCGCGCGCATCCAACCAACCACGTTCTTTAACGCCCGCATCATCTCAACCGCTCGCCTTATGTCCCGCCGCCCGACTTGACCCGGTTCACCTTGCGTTCCCATCGCGAACACTTCGAACATATCCTCGCGGATAGCTTCCGCCAGAACATCAATCGCTTTGGTTTGCACCATCGCCACGATCGCCGCCCTCTGCGCCGCCGTTAGCTCCATCCTGGTATTCCTCCGAGTCTTCGTTTCCTTCCGCCGACAACGCAGCAACCTCAGCCACCGCCGCCGCCTGCCCCAGCTTCATCGCCTCAACCTGCGCGCTCAACACCGCATCGAAGTACTTGAACCCCGCGTCAGTGTCAGCCTTGTACTTGTCGATCGCCGACTTCATCGCCGCAACCTGCCGTTCCGAGCTCGCTATCTGATCCTGCAATTTCAACTGTTGCTCTGCCTGCGCCTTCGCCGCGCCGTCAGCCGCCGCCTTCGCCTCCTGCGCCGGCTTCGATTCCGGATCCACAAAGTACCGCTCGCCGTTGTCCAACGCCGCCGCCCTACTCCAATCTAACGTCGCCCGATACACCGCCGGTAGATCCGTCAACTGACCGCTCAAGCCGCGCTCAAGAATGTTCTGTTGCTGCGCAATCACCTGCTCTAACGCGGTCTTTTTCTGCACCCGTTCAGCGATCGACAACCCGGACTTGACGTTGATCCGATACCGTTCCGGCCACTGCGCCGGGTTGGACTTCACGAACTGACCGCGAACGCGCGCGCTCACTTCTTCTTTGAACCACGTCCGCAACCCACGGTGAACGATCGCATACGTCGATCGCACCAACGTTTCCGCCAACGTCCGGCAGATCATCGCCGCCATTTGTTCCTTCGATGAATACTCTCGATCCACCGCGACGCCGGACGCATTGGATCCAACCTGCGCCGCAGCCGATTGCATATCCAAAGACGCGCCACCCCGTTCGGATCGCATCTTGTCGGCGTAGGCCATCAACGCATTGTTCGACACACCGGTATCCACCACTGGGAACGGCACCAGCTCTGCCGCCGGCGACCCCTTCACCCGGACAATTCCACCCGGTCGCGTATTCATCGCGTCCGCTAGGTTCACCGTCCGTTCGTTGACCGCCACCCGCGAATTGTTCGCCGCCTCCAGGTTGTTGATCCACTTGCGCAGCGCCGCCGTCTTCACGTCCTGCACTGATTTGATCTTGTCGAACAACCCCAACCCGTTGAGCTGGTGCGGTTGCAGGAACGGCGTTCCAGTCCCGTATGGAATGAAGTCCACAACCTCATCCTTGAGAATCGTTGAACCACCAGCAAGACAGACTCGATGCAGCTCTGCCACGCCGTCACCGTCACCGTCGTATGTGTAATAGCAGACGTAGTGCTCTATCGGCTGCACGCTCCACGGCAGATTGGACGGCATCGCCGCCGGCCCGCCCGCGTTCGCACCACCAGGTCGTGAGTAACGCGCGTTCTGATCAGCCGGAACCGGTTCCGTTACCTGACCGTGCCCCAGATCCTCAATCTCCGCCTTGCTGTAACCATCCGCCACCAGCTCGCCGCGCGTTGGGAACGATCGTTCAGCAAAAAACCGAATCCCATCGAGAAAAACCGAATCCCAATCCGCCTGAAACAGAATCGAGGTTGGATCCACGGCGCCAACCCGCATCCGCTTCCGCGTCTTCGTAATCACCAGCTCAACGCCCTGGTCAATCCGCTCCGCCTTGACCGCCTTCACCCCTGGCCCGTCCTCCAACAACGCCACGATCGCCGCAACGTCGTCTTCGCTCATATCCTCCGCAATCGTCTGCCGCGACACTGAATCCACGTCATCTTGCCAACACTTCACCCAACCATTCCGCAACAGCAAGGCATCGCGCAACGCCTCCTGAAAGAACACATAACCCCGGTTCTGCTCCAGGATCACGTCGTTCAGAATGTCCGATTCCGTCTGCGCCTGCTCAACGTCGCCATCGTTCTCCGGTTCAATCTCGACGACGTTGTCACCGGAGAACCCCGGCAGAATCTGCGACACAACAGCCTCGATCATGTCGGCCACGTCCGTTGACACAACCGCCGAACGCCCTTCGGCTTCCGGCAACGGTCGCTCGCCGAAGTAGTACGCGAACGCATCTGCCCGCAACGCCACCAGCGTCGAACCGTTAGCACCATCCGCCGCCAGAATCTCCTGCCGCAACAGCGAAACCAGCTCATCCGATCGAACCCGCGTCGCGTACCTGTTAGGCATAAGCCGCCCCGTTGTTGCCGTATTTCAATTGTTCAGAACCCCAAATGTCGGCCTGACCGCCACCGGTCGCAACCGCCAGATACCGCCACGCATCCGCCGCATGCGAGCACCAATCATGGATCGGCGTCCTGGATAGCGTCCGGTTCCGCTCATCGTATGCAGAGCGATACAGCGCCAACCGATCGCGCCCTTCCTTCGTCAGCTCACGATCGAACCAGCACATCTCCAACAGCCGTTGACCGGCTGCGATTCCATCCATGATTTTCAATTGCGGCGCCACTTCGAACTGGCATCCCAGCTCGAAAGCGAACTCCAGGCGCGACTGCCCGCTGTTGTAATCATGCACCCGCAGATCGTGCGGCCCGATGAACCGCCCGAACGTATACGGCTGCGCCTTGATCGTTCGCAGGATCTCGCCGAACGACGTCTGCGTAAATTCTTCGAACCGCAGCACCCGAACCTCACGCATCCCCAACGCCTGCGTATACCAAACCGCAGTACCGTCCGCGTAACCCAGATCAACCGAGACATCCACCAGTAGGTTTTTGTCATATTCAACCGCGCGGATCCGTCCACGTTCCTCCAGGTCGCGCAACGTCGAACCGTAGTACGAACCCCTCACGCCGGCGTCCGGATCGTTCAGCATCTCGCCTCTGAACTCATCCTCGCTCATCTCCGCGCGCAGGAACGCCACCTGTTCAGCCGACAAGCTGTTGGTGTCTTCCGGCTTCAAATCAGCCGTGAACCATTCCGGCGAATCCTTCGCCTTTTCATACTGCCGCCAGAAGTGATTCCGCCCCTTAACGGTTCCAATCAGGATCAGCCGCCCATTGCGATCGGCCAGACATGGCATCAGAACCTCGCCCAACAACGATTCTGCGCAGTCCGCCATCTCATCAACCACCGCAACATCGAGGTACATACCCCGCAGCCGATCGGGACTGTCCGCGCCCAACAAATAGATTCGGCGCTTGCCCGGCAGCTCAATCGACAGCTCGCCCTCACGAAAGACAACACCAGGAACGTTTACGAGCTGCGCTTTGAAGTAATTCCACGCGATCCGCTTCGCCATGCCATACGTTGGCGCAACGTAGGCGCCTTGCGGTTCCGGTAGCTTGCAGCTCAAGACCTGACGGATCGTTTCGGCCACGCACGCAACCGTCTTCCCAGCTCGCCGGTGACAGATCACCAGCGCCAACCGGCTGCGCGCAAAGCCTGCATGCAACGCCCTTTGAAACGGTCGCGGTGCGTATTCAATCTTCACCGTCTGGTTCACTCCGGATCCACCTCGATCACGCCGTCGTTCCATTCCAACGTCAACGTCCCTTGTCCTGGTGCCGGCATTCCAGGCGAAGTGATCGGCGTTACCCACCGGCGCACCAGCTCCATCACCGTCAACTCGCCGCGCCAATCGCCGGCGTTCTTTCGCTCGACACACATTTGCGCCAACCGCGCGCCGGGTTCATATCCCTGACGCTGCAACTCACGCCGGAACGATCGCTCGACGGTTGATTGCGCAAGATTGTAGGAACCGCGTGGACGCGCCACGAAACCTCCCCGATATTCCCGATTCGGCACGTTTAGGCATCAATCGGACGGAAAGTAGGCGCGAAAGTGTTGGAAGTCAAATTAGAAGGTTGGAAGTCTTTCGGATCGGGCTTTTTTGCCTGTAGGGGCAAAAGCCCGAAAAACGTTGCTGGTTGGTGGGATTGTGGAACCGGGACAGTCCCCCTTTTCCCCCGCACGTCAAAAATCGTGCCAAGGTTGGGAGACTTCCCGCTTTGCTGGTCGGCGCCGATCGCATCGCCGGGACCGTTGGTAATCACGCCCCCAACGGTTCAACAGTCAGGCGCCCTCTCGGGACACCCAAAATAATCGAACCGCCGCCGAGAAATCACCAGCTTTTTTGGAATAAGCGCGGCCACAGTAAGAACTCGAGAATATTCGATTTAGTTCTAAAAACGCGCGGCCTTAATCTTGAGAACCATTCTCATCAGAGCGCAAATCGCTCCAGGGTAGGGAAGTGA